TGCGTTGACGTCGATGCAAACCGCAATGTCCGCGAAAGACGCCTCAAACTGGAAACCTTCAATCGTGATGTTGGCAGCGTCAATGTCTACGTCGGCGGTTGCGGCACTGGTGAGGTCGATCTTTGGTTGCAATGTGCCGTTGCCAATACCTATGAGTGTGATGCCGGCAACATCGAGGTCTAAACCGCCTGCTGCGGAGACCGTCTCTACGTGCCCTGGTAGGGCGATAATCACGTCGCCCTGGTTGGCAGTGCATTGCCCGACAGCGTAATCGAGTGTGGCAAATGGAGCGTCCGGCGTTTGACCTTTGCCGGGCGTGTCGCCTTTGTTGGCGTGTGTGGAGTTGACGAAGAAGATGTTGCCAGGCGTGAAGCGTGGGTCGAGGATCAGGAGATCGCCGACCCCGCCTTGCTGTCGCGTTTGCAAGAATGGAGAGCGGGTCAAAGCCATAGTGTGTTCCTAAAAAAGGTTGAGCTGTCCTTTGGCGGGTGCGTTGCGTTTTCGAGTTTCGTGGGAATGCTTGCTACACTTCAGTGTGACGACGCCTCCCTGTCGTTTGTCGGTTGGCTTGGCGTATGAGTGGTGCAAATCCCCGCAGATTGGGCACTTGCACCACTCTTTCTTGAGGTTTTCCAAGGATTACCCCGCAGCTACGCCAACGAATGGACTCAGCGTGTTGGAGCCGTCCGCGAGCGTGAGCTTGTTGCTCATCCACGGCATACCGGCTACACGGGAAACTACTCGCCACGCGGTTTGATTTTTGTTGAAGATGAAGTGTGGCGAGAATGCCACTTCGATTTGTTTGCGATCTCCAATGACATACTTGGAGAAGTCCGCCAGAATGATGTCTCCCGCCGTGTTGAGGGACGGAAGTTTCTCGGTGACTTCTAGGGGCAAGCCGCCCAGAATGTATTGGGGCCGTTCGCGGGCGTTGTCTACAAAGAGCGTACTTCCTCCCGCGCCAGGAGCTTGCATTTGCAGTAGCTTTGCCAGCACCGTGGGATGGCAGGCCCAGCACGCGGCGCTGGTGTTCCAGTTAGGCAGCCAGCGTGCCAGGACGTTGGCGTAATCGCTCAGTGCGAAGGCGCTGGCAGCGCTGCGATCCACGGAGATGAATCCCGGCCAGTTCAGGATGCCTTGCGGCTGGCCAGCCCCGGTGCCACGGAGGAATGCGTAGTCGATGTACCAGCTGATGCCTTTGGCGAACAGCTGGTGGAGGAAGTCTTCTAGGCCACCCCAGTCTTCACTCAAGGTGTTGCTGACCGGAACGTACCCGCACAGTTCGTAGTTGGTCAGTTCGGCTTGCTGGAATACCGGGCTGTCTGCTGTGATTTGGGCTGCTTCTTCGGTCCATGCCATCGTCATACCGCCCAAGGTGGCTGTGTGGCCTGCACTTGGAGCGGTGGCGCTGTCCAGCATGTTGATCTTGGTGGTTCGCCCGCCTTGTCGAATCTTGAAAGCGCGATCCCAAACCACACTCATTTCGGTGACAAGCTGCATCAGTGAGGCGTATTGCTCGTCGGGGACGAGGTAGCCACCCAGGCTGCCGGTTTGCGTCACCATCGTGGACTTGGTGTCCCATTCCACAAACTTGCTGCCCATTTCCTCCAGGGCCTTCTGGTCGCCCAGCCGGACGGCGAGCAGGAATGCGCCCAAGGTCTTCTTGGGGTCGCCTCCGCTGTTGTTGTCGCCAAAGATGGCGGGCAGTTGGTTCTTGCGGCTCTTGGTCTGCGCGTCAGCGAATTGCTTCAATGCCTGGTCGATGCTGGTGGCGAGTGCTTGGTTCAGGCTGCCGAGCATCCCTTCCATCGCCTTGGCCAGCAGCGGAGCGAAGGGGTCAGCTTGGAGCGCTTCGGCGATGCCCTGCTGAATCAAGGCATTTGCGACCGGCTCATCTACGTCGATGCGAGCGCCGGCTTTGTTGCCGAAGTAGTCTTTCTTGAGCTGTACGAACATAGCTAGTTGAACCTCGGTGTTGTGATTCTTTGGGTCGAGGTCCGCTTCAGAGCGTTGGCTTGGGCTGCTTGGTGTCAGCCTCAGGCGTGAGCCTGGTCGGTTTCGCTGGGAATCATACGCGGCCTTGGATTCGGTCAAGGGCGTCCTGCACAGCTTTTTGGGTGAGTATCTTGATGTCAATGCTTTCAAAGCGACGTTGCAACGCCTTCTCAATCTCTTCGATTGGTGTAAATGGGAACTCGGCTGGCGCGGTGACGGAGAGGTCGATTCCGAATTCGGCTTCGATCAGCTTTATGGCTGGCGCGGGTAGTGTGTCGGCTGCCTTGCTGACTTGCTCCACCACGGAGGATTGATTCATCGGCAGGAAGCAGCAGGCGTATTCCAAGAGCAGCCATTCGTCGATGATAATGCCTGCGCTTGCCCACTCTGGCGAGGATTTGATTTCCTCTGGGGTTGGAGCGTGGGCCTTGATAGGAAGGAACCCGATAGATTTGCCCCTCATAAGGTCAGCACGGATGAGAGAGAATGCGTAGTCTGGCAACCACTCTTCGCCCGGGTAGTCGTCAGGCTTGCGTGGGTATTGCGTCTTGGCTTTGATGCCGATCATTTCTCCGTCTTTTCTCTTGGCTCGCCAAACGCTCTTTCCAACCGGCGGGCGGTGGTAGCTGTGCTGAAGTGTGACCAGCGGGTTTTTGGCGAAATGGGTGTCGTCCATTCCGGCGGCAATGACCACATCGCCCACGCGGTCTACGTCTTGAGTGGAAATCCAAGAAACATCTGTGCGGTCGCCTTGCAGGACTTCGGATGGGCCAAGCGTGACTACGGCTTTGCGGTATTGTAACGCAGCGTCTTTGGAGTGCTGTTTCAGCAGACTCTCAAGTTTTTGAGCTGCCTGGCTGGGCATGGGAAAGCCAAGCGGCCCTTCAGTTTCGCCGTAGAGAGGCAGGAATTTTTTCATAGTGGCTCCTTATTGTGCGTCTGGAATGTCCACGTTGTCGGTTTGAATGATTTGCACATTGGCGCGAGGCTGGTCGGCAGGAATCCAGTGGCCTGGAAGCCACGGCACGTAACCCCATTCGACTGGCGATTCACCTCTTCTGGCTCGTCGCTCGTTGATGGTGGTCACGCCAAACTTCAGGTCTTGCTCGTCCATTTTGAGCTGCATTTCCAGGTTTTCCGGCACAGGGTCCGGACTGGCAAAGAAGAGCCGCTTGGAAGTGTCGTATAGGGGTATCAGGGTGGCATTCAGGGTGTGATCTCTTCGCTGGAGGCAGGGGCGGATTTTCTTTCTCATGTGTACCGCTTCGCTGGCGTGTACGTTCGCCAGGTTCTGGTCGGGCGACAGTAGACTCATTGGTACGCCAAAGGCGTTGGCGATGTCGCGGATGGTGGCACCGTGTTCGGCGAGCGCCGCCATGTCCCCCATGCTGTGCTGGAGGACTTGGGTCTTCATTCCGTATTGAGCGACGACATACTTTCCATTTCCGCCTCGGGTGAATTTCTGCCGCAGTTGTTCTTCGAGTCGCTCGCGTTCCTCTTCTCCGATAAACTCTTCTGGGCTCATAATTGCGCTTGGAAGTCCAGCGTTATCCCAGGTGCTCCGCTTGAATGCGAGATACTCGCTTTGGTTGGCGGACGTTTCAAAGCACGCTTGGAGTGGAGCGAGGCCTGCTGTGTAGGGGTCTTTTGGGTCCGGGTAGCGAAAATGGATGATTCGCTCTGGAGGGAATCGTTGCGGTCTGCCTTGCACTGCATACTCGTAGTAATCGACTACGTTCATGCTGTTTGCAAGCCGAACAGGTTTGACGAGATGTGCTGCCAGCGGCCAGAATCCGCTTGGCACGTTAAATGGCCCTAGATCAATGAGCCAGATTGCGTAGCCGATGGCTTCTTGGTAGAGCGTTGTGAGTTCCCACAGGTCAAAGCTGGAGTGGATTGGGTTTGGTTTGTTGAGCGATTCTAGTGCTGGATGCTCGATTACTTCTTCGATTTGCGCGGACTTGGTGAGCCGTGGGTGGAGAAACGGGTTAGCGCGGATATTTTTTATGGCAAGGGGGTCGATTGCTTTGGTTGGACACTTGGGCTTTGCTTGGTGCTCGTCAGTTGCGACGTACAGTTTGGGCGGGAGCGAGGCGCAGACTGCGGAGTTGATGGCAATACAGGTGTACACTGTGTTTTTGAGTGCATCGAGCAGCTCAGTGTTGTTTGGCTTCCGGTGTTTGCGATAGGCGTCAATATGGTCCGTGCCGTTGGAGTATCCGCCAGCGTTTTGGAATTCTTTCCCAATGATCCATCGCGCCATGCGTTGCAAGGCGGTGGCTAGCTGTTTTCGCATGGTTAGTTCACTATGGTCCACAGGTTGGGGTCAGAAATTGCCGCTTTTTGCTTTTTCGCTGGCTTGGGCTTTTGCTCTCGAATCTTAGGGTTCGGTGGAACGCCTTTGGCGTTTCGGAAGCGTGCAATAAAGTGGCGATCTAGTTGGCTGACTAGGTATCGCAGCGCCCCCAAGGCGTGATTGTTCTCGTCGATTGGCTTTTCGGGTTCTGGGTGGAACTCTCGCTTGTCGGGGTATCGATAAAGTTTGGCTTCTTCGGTGAGATTGGGGCATCCAGGAGCGTAAATCTTTAGCCTGCCGGTTTCCATTCGGGCCGTGACAGCGGCGATGCCAGCTTTGATGTCGTTGTTGCCCTTCCATATATTTATGTCCGCAGCCCGGAACTCGGCGATTTCCGTCGGCCCGGCTGGGTCTGCGATCCAGTTGCAGTTGAGCTTTTTCAGGGCTTCTCGGTGTTCGTGGAGGGTGGTGTTGCGCTCGTATCGCTCGGCGTGAATGTAGAGGATGTCCGTGCTGTGGTCGTGAACGCCCCAGACGGCAGCAAATGGATTGCGCCAGCCCCAGTCAATCCCACCCAACTTTCGGCCTTCTGGGTTTGGCCAACGCTCGATGAGGCATTCCTCGAATCGCGGATAAACCCGCCCCGATACAGCAGTGAATTCGTTGAGGTATTCTTGGGCAAACACACTAGGCCCCAAGGCGCGGAATTCGTCTTGGAGGAATAGCTGGTTCATTCGAGGGCACAATGATTTGGTGACTTGGTTGTTTCTGACCTCGGCGGCAGGGGAGCTTATGCGCAGCCAATCGCCAGCACCGATCCATTCTCGATAGAAGAAGCCGCGTTGGCCGAACGGTGTGCTCAGCACCGCGATCTGTCCGTTGGAGATAGCCACCATTGGCCGTACGGCGTTGTATAGATCATCCGGCACCCGGCTGGCCTCGTCGATTATCAGCAGGTCTACAGCCGAGTAGCCTCGGATGGTGTCCTCCCGTCCTGGCAGGGAAATGACGCGGCTCTTGTTTTCACCCTCGCAGTACAGAATGGAGTCGTGTGTGAATTTGACTGGTGCGTTGATGGCGTAATGTGCGTCCAGGAAGCGGCGGAAACTTTCAGCAGCTTGGCGCTGGGTTTTGCTGAGGATGATTGTGGTTGAGCCCGGGAAGAAGTTGAAGCGGTGGCACGCTTTGACTCCCAGCACTGTCGTTTTGCCGTTCTGGCGATGACAGTTGAGAAGGATGTGCTTTTTGGTTTCGCGCAGGACTTGCTTCTGCCATTCATCGGGTGGCTTGCGCATGTCCACCATAATGGTCGTTGGGTCCAATGCGTAACGTAGCAAGCGTGCTGGTTCCATATGGAAATCTACGCAGCCAGCCGCCTTGCAATCCTCCGGAGTGCGGTTTTGATTGATCCGGCCACGCATTGGTGTGATACGCCACGGCGGGCAGCGATCTGGCGGAAACTCTCTCCGTGGATGTAGTGGCAAACCAGGTCGTGCTGCTGTGTATGCGTGGCGTGTCGGATGAGGTTGGTAAAGTCGCTTGGGTTGCGTTGGTTGGTTTCCGGTGCTGCTATGAGTCGCTCCGACTCGGTTGTCATGTGTGTGATGGTTGGCACTTCATGCTGCCGCGCTTTGTAGCAGTGCCGGAACCCTTGGGGCTGGAGTTGGTAGAACAACGCTTTACAGGCGTTTCTTACCGCAATGAAAGCGAGATGGCTGAAAGGGATGCCTCGGTCTGGTTGGTAGTTTCTCGCAGCGCGGATTAGGGCCATGCCGGCTTCTGATTGGAATTCGTCGGCCCATTGGTGGTCTCGTAATCGCCGGATGAACCTTTGGGCTATGGTTAAAGCCAAGGCGTAATGAGTCCTTGCCAATTCACGCTGCTGGTCGGTGAGCGGCGTTGGATTGAAACGCATGGTGTTTGCCTTTCTTCATGTAAACTTTCGCTCCTATTTTCAGCCGCATGAGCAGGTCGTTTTTGGCAACAGGATGGAAGAACTTGAGTGTGCAAAGTAGGCGTCGGAACTCTTCGTCATTCATCAGTCCTTTTGCTTTGTTGCAACCGGCGCAGGTGATGACCAAATTGGAAAGCTGGTGACTGCCGTTGCGCGAGACGGGGGTGACGTGATCCAGACTGAGAGTGGCAATCGTGAGCGGTGCGAGGCAGTAGTAGCATCCTGCTGTAAAGCCTGGGACTTGGCCTAGTGCTCGGTGGCATCTCTCGCGCAGCATGGTTAGGGTTAGAGGGAATGGTTTGTTTCCGGCGCGTTTTCGTTGTGTGAAATAGATACCCTTGGTCCTTTTGATGAACATGGTGTTTTGGGTTTTGTTCTCAAACCAGACAATACGTTTTTTTGCCATGTCAGCCCGTCTCCTTTTGGCCCCCTTGGCCCCCTTGGTGCTTTTGGGGAGCATGTCTCGCTAAAGTGGTAGGCGTCATTGGAGTTACGTTTACCGCTGAAGCGGGCCAACGCATGGAGAGATTGGCCCCCTTCGCTTGGCCCTCTTCGGTGTATGGCCCTCTTCGGCGGGTCGGTTGAAGGGTGCCAAAGTGGCGAAGGGGGCCAGACGAAGGGGGCCAAATTGTGTTGCACTTGGCCCCCTACGCAGCGTCGCTGCAAGATGTATCGTTGCTTGGACTTGTGGGGCTGTTGGTTGTTGTGTTTGCCGAAGGGTGCCAAGTGGGCCAAGGTAGTTCGGCGTCTGGTGGGCTGGGTAGCTTCCAGACCCAGTGGCCGTTGAACCCATCTTTGACTGTCTTGATGCCCAGTTTTGCCTTTGCGCGCTTCAGTGTGCGTTCGCTAATGCCTGATTGTTTGGCTTGGAGTTTGACCGCTTCGGCTGTTTTTGGGCCTTCGCTCAGGCAATCTTCTAGGAAGCTGATTGCTTCTTGGACAGCTCCCTGGTACTCCTCGGGTGCTTGTGGGGTAATGATTTCGTCCGCCGTGAGTTTGGAAGTTCCGCTCCAAAGTACGCGGGAGTAGCCGTTAGGTGTTCCTGTGAGGGTGAAGGTGAGTGCGGGCGGTTTGATGGCGACGTTGCTTTTGGAGCACGCTAAAATCCCTTGCTCCGACTGCTCAGGGTCTTGTGCAACCAAGAGCCCTACGCGAGCAGCCCCGATGATGCCGATGCTTCCGCCGCCTCGGTATATGGCTTTGGCACCACCCGCTTTGTTGAGATGCCTGAGGAGAATCATGGCGCATTGTGTGTGCTCCGCCATGGATTTGAATCGGTGCAAGGCCTTGCGTACTTCCTGGTCCTTGACGGCATCAAGTCCTTCGAGGTAGGCCATGAATGGGTCGATGATGAGCAGCTTGGCTTGGAGTTTCTTGACAATGGAGAAGATTGGCATCAGGTCTTGAGGGAGGGCGATCGGTCTGCGGCTGTTGGCGGTGCGCATTTCGTCTATGATGATGACTTTTGACAGGTCGGCTTGTGCGGCGTCGAGGCGAGGCCGGATTGTGTCGTGCTTGTCGTCTTCTGCTGAGAGGATGATGCTGGTGCCGATTGGTCCTTGGTAGCCATCCGGCATAACGCCGTGGGTGGAAAGGCGTGCAGCCAGGTCGATGAGGATTTGGCTCTTTCCTAACCCTGGGTCGCCATCCATGACGGTGATTTTTCCAAGCGGAATCCATGGTTTCCAAAGCCAATTGACTTCCCGTGCATCTACGCTGCTCATGCGTATTGCGCGTGCTTTGGGCTTGGTGTTTTTAGTCATGGCTTAGATGCCCGCCTGGTTGAGGATTTGTGCTGCTGCATCTCTGGCAATCCCTGCGCCTTGCTCTCGGTTGATTTCTTTGATGAACTGATCGAGCCATCGTCTTGTGGTGCATAGCAGCACCCCAACATAGATGGTTCGCAGCTTGATGCCGCGAAAACCCTTCTTGCTCCATCTGCGCAAGGCGTTGACGTGAATGTGTCCGCTTTTCCCTCGGCCGGGAAGGAATTTGGCAGCCTCTACGAGGGTGATGGGCCGATCGTAGGGTTCTTGGCAGTGGGTTTGTTGGGCTGGAGCGGTGAGGTTGTCGGGATTGAAAATCGTGAGTTCCGGCTGGTCCATGAGTTGCTCCTCTGTTTGCGCTAAGAAGTATAGGCGGGAAAGCCTACTGTGGAGCATAGTGTTAAGTTGTACAGTAAGCAACTAGAAAGCGCTATTTTTGTGACAGATTGACCTAAAAATGGTGCTTTGTGGTCATCCTAGCTGCTTGGCGATCGCAATGGCGATTTCCAGCTGTGCGTGTGCATATCGTTGGGTTATTTGTGCGCTGTTGTGCCCTAGGGATGCGCCGGCGTTTTGCAGCCCAGCTATTTCCATTGCTTGGATGGTTGTTGCCACGCTATGGCGTAGCTGGTGCGGGTGCCAGTGTGGCACTTGAGCTTTACTGCAAGCCTTGGCGATCTCATGATCGTAGGCGGTTACTGACCAAGGGTTCCCACGGTGGGTCAGAAAGATTGGTTCCGAATCCTGGCAGTTCGACTTCCTCCAAGAGAGAAGAAATTGAGACCGCCTCCCAAGCGGAATCATCCTCCACTTTCGTTTGAATTTTACTCGATAAATCCAGGGGTCGGTGTTGCTGTCAATGTCCCGCCAAGTCATTCGGCAGACTTCTCCGGGCCTCATTCCAGTCCATTGCTGTAGTCGTGCCAGGCAGGCTACGGTTGGTGATACGTGCTGTAGGGTTTGGTTGACGATCTCTTGAGGCACAGCTGTGACCGGCTTGGATTCAATGGCGTGTGATTCGCCCTCTCGGAGATGATGGAGGAGTTGCAGCTGCATCCAGAGCGTTGTTGGAATCAATTGTCGTTGCGCGGCCCAGTGAAAGAGGCGCTTGATGCGCCCAATGCGTTGATTGATGAGTTGCCTGGTGTGGCCACGACTGATCATGGCTTGGCGGATGGTTTCCAAACTGGCAATGCCGAACTGCGAGACCAACGCTTGCTCGTAGAGCTGTCTCAACTCTCGGAGAGAGTGGCGGATGTCTCGCAGTTCGGTTGGTGAGGCAGCGTATCGCTGCTCTGCCCATTGCCAGTAGGTGGCCATCACTTGCCCGATGGTGGACGGTGTGTCGTTTGTGAATCGGGGGCGTCCCTGGGCAATCCATTCGGCAATTTTGGATTCGTAGCGCTTTTTGGCTTCTGGTGTACGCCAGAAGCCGAAGTAAAAATCTTTTCCCCCGATTCTAGCGGTGGCTTGCCCGGTGGTGTGTCGGCGTAAACGCGGTACGCGCATGTGCGACTCCTGGCTGAAAAGGTGGTGATCTACCACTTTTTCGAGCTACAGCGCCGCACCCTTTCGGGGTCGCATCCTCGCGTCAGCATTGCCTTTGTGCGATTGAGGGCGTTGGGACTCGAACCCAAGACCTACGGATTAAAAGGACGCTGCGCTGTAGCTGAGAAAGTGCTTGCAGGCAAGAGTTTAGCTCGTTTTCGGTGCAAGTGCAAAGGTATTCAAGAATCGCGGTGGTTGGCTATGCCATGCGATCGCAAAGTGGTAGCAAGATGGTAGTCGTCACGCCGTTTTTCATGGGTGTTTTGGTGTGATTATCAGCAGCCTGGAGTGGCGTATAGCGGCACTAGGTTCCCGGCCCTACTGCTGGGGGACGGGACTCACAACAAGGTCAACGCTAAACAGCCCGCTCGCTTGTTGTGGGCGTGTCATGTCCACGCTGCTGCTGTTGTGGTGATGTTAGAACGGGATCGAACTGTCGGCTTCCGGTGCCTTGTGGAATTCAGGGCCTTCTTGGTTTGCTGGGGCGGCTGGTTTCCGGCGTGATTTTGCGGCTGGTGGCTTCACGGCGGGTCGGGCCACGCCGAAGAGCATATCCAGTCGCTTGGCGTCTTCCTGGGTGATCCGCTGGTTCGGGGTTCCGCTTCGCCTCGCATCCCAGTTCCATCGTTCCCGTTCCTTGCCCTGCCACACCTCGTAGGACAGCTTGGCATCGAACTCCATGCCGATGAGGTTGTAATGCCCCTCCACTTCCGACATGAGCCTGGTGAATGTGCCATGCTCGTAGCCAAAAAGCTGCCTGAGGTCTTCAAAGAAGCCGGCAACGGTCTTCTCGCTGATGCTCTTGTAGATGGTGCGCATATCGTCGGCACATGCAACCAGCTCGCCTGTTTGCGGGTCGTACTGCCCCAAGGGTTCAAACTGCAACTCGAATTGATCGGTGCCAGTTTTGGCTTTGGTGAAAGCTTGGCACGTTACACGGCATCGGTAAGTGCCGGGAAGAAACACTTTGTTCATAGTTTTCTCCTGCAGTTGGGTGTGTAGAAGTCCGTGTTGATCTTACGCTGCGATGTTGTCTTTGGTCCAGAAGTCCTCAGGGAAGGGTTCTCCGATCTTCTTGCATAGGTCGTGCAAGCAGCGAGCGAGCTTGTTGACTTTGCTGTTGAGCTGCTTGTTTGGGGAGATGGTTGCGTTTGGGCGATTTATGCCTATGCTTTTCATTGCTTGGGCGAGAGAGCGTTCGCATACTCCAAAGTCGCACAATGTTGAGGCGACCCTTGCTAGCTCGATGAGAGTTCGCTCTGTGGTCTCAAACTCCTTGCGATGAGTTTCGATCATCTTGCAGAGCTTGAAGTATCGTTCATGGCTGAGCCTGTTCTTCATCCTGGTCATTCTGTTTTCCTTGGAATGCAGCTTCGAGGTCTGCCCACGCCTGTGCAGGCGACTCGTTGCTGACGTAAATGATGTCTGAAAGGTTGTGCCGGTTTTTTGCTTCATGGGACGCAGATTGGGTGGTGTGAATGATTCGTTCGCGACCTCCTTTGGCTTTGGTTTTCTTCTTGGGATCGTTCTCCAGGGTCACGATGTTGTATTGCCCGAAGAGGATGGCATCGACACGCCCTTTGGTGACAGCCCATGTTTTCTTGTGCATTTCGGGGCCAAAGCATGTGTATTCTGGTCCCGCCGGGTTTGGTACCGCCATGATGCCTTGATGTGCCAGGCTTAGTACGGTCATGCCTTGGTCTCGAAGCCGGTTGAGGAGTTCTAGGAATCTCTCCCATTCCGGCACTGAGATGTCGTAGCCACGCTGGAAGGCGGTAAACCCTTTTTCTCCCCAGTTTCCGTCAAACTGGGTTCTGCAAATGTATTCAAAGCAGAGTCGTTCCAAGCCGTTGATGGTGTCCAGGACCAATGTTTGGCGATCATGGGTGTTGGTGAGCAAAAGCTGCACTGCCCATAGCACCTCTTCCCAGGATCGAGCGTCAGGTTGCAGGCTTTCGTCTCGTGGAAACTGAAGGTACGTCGCTTCTTGGATTACTTCGTTTTCCATGAGAGTGAGCAGTCCTGTTTCCCCTTTGCTCAAGAGGTAGACCGGGTTGGGTGCGTAAGCGGCGATCGAAGTTTTTCCCCATCCAGGAACCGCGTACAGAAGGATGTGGTTAGGCCGCTTGGTGGGTTTGCCCTTGCTGAGTATGGCATGGAGACTCTGCGGGCGTGCTGAAGTGCTGCCACCAAGCGGCGAGCGCGGCGTGGATGGCGCTGCCGAAGTCGAGCGGGTCGGCAGGCTGGGGCGTGACGAGGCCCTGGTGGTAACGGAAGTCGTACTTTTTGGGGCATTGCGCGTATGTGCTGATCGCGCTGTGTGTGAGGAGGTTGGCGGCTGGGATTCCAAGTTCGACGTGGTGTTCGGTGTGCTGGAACTTTTCGGCGTTTCCGGATCCGGCGCAGAGGTCGAGGTATTCGCATTCTCGGTGATAGGCGAAGCAGGCTTTGTCGTTGCGGCGGAAGTGTTGTCGTTTTGTTGCATCTGCGATCTCCTGGGCTTGTTGCCAAAGTTCTGTTGCGTAGGTGAAAATCTCTTCTTTGCTTCGGTGAATCAGCCTTCGCTGGAAATACCATTCGGGCCTCTCGCGGCAATCGAGCATTAAACGAATGCCGTACATTTCTGGTGTTTCCCGCTTCTCCTCGTCCATGCAAATGCGCTGGTAGCTTTCCGCGCTGATCGGGTGGCCTAAGTATTCGCTGTTCGTGCCCACACTGAGGACGGTGCCAGCGGTGAGCTTTTTGGGCTCAATGCTTGGCTTTCGGATGACATCGTAGAGGCACGTGTCAAGCTGCTGGCGGCCTTGCCATGCAGCTAGCATGTAGCCGCTGATCTGGGTGTCAATGCGTAGCCGCTTCCAGTAGGAAGAGTTTGGCTCAATGCTTTCAGAGCATGTTTTGTGCTCAACCAACACGGTTCCCGATGGCCCAACTGCGATGGCGTCGAACTTTCCTGCATGATTGAAACGCCTGCTTTTCCGCCCGGTGTTGGGGTTGAAAACGGGCAGCTCAAAGACTTCCTCGACTGTTTGTGTGGTCCACGGATGGTTGGTGGCCCATCGTTCGTGATAGCCTTGGATCAAGGCGCGGATGGTGTGATACCTTACTTGGTCGCGTTGTGGCGGTATGGCGGCAATGGCCGCTTCGAGCGCAGGATGCTTCATGTGTTCTCCGTGCCTGGTATTGCTTCAAAAGCGTCGCTGATGGCTTTGTGGAGCGCGTAAATGTGGCTGGTTGTTCCGCAGATGGTAAGTCTTCCATCCAGAGTGATTGCCCAGTTGTGATGGTTGCGGTGGATGGTGATCGTGTCGCGCGCCTGCATCCTGGCGAAGACGGGGCTAAGTTCGGTGTAATGGTGAGTTAGAATCACTTTGGCGCTCCTATCTGCTCCATGTGTTCTTCGAGGTATTGAACTTCAGACGCTAAGGCTTGTGATCGGGTGGGGAATGGGCCCAAGGTGGGCATTCCCACTGGGGTCAAGTCAGCGATCCACGACAAGCCGCATGGCTCGACATGGCTTGCGCGAGTGATGTGGCATTGGCCCAGCTCGGCGAAGGGCCATTCTTCGGTGTAAAGGCATCGGGCATTGCCTTCTTGGGTTACCAAGAGAATCACGCTTTCTCCTTCGCTTTGTGGATGGCGTCCTGGAGCTTCTTTAGGTCCAGGTGTGTCATCAAGGTGTCCCACTTGATTTCGTCGCAGGGATCACAGTCTGTTGCTTTAATTGCGACATCGACCATCTCACATACGGCTAGAAG